CTATCGCCTGGACGCTGTAGTGCTACAAGAACATAATCGCCTTCGTTTCGCCAGTCTTTTACTTCAATGTTTTGATCACGTTGTATTTGATCCCATCTATCGCTAGGTCTGTTTTGATTATTATATAGACCTTCATCTCGAAAATAACTAAACCAACTATAACGATGATATGCCATTGGGTTTGGCGGCGCTTTCATATTCTTACGAAAGACTGCACTTTCTGCAACTATCCAAGGCTTGCCGCTATCTTTGATATATTGATACATAGGACGTAATTTCCTATGTTTGCACTCCATTATGTTTGCTTGAATATAAATGTCAGCAGAATTTATTTCTACCTTATCTTCCCAAGTAACAACTTTGAAATTAGGCAAGTCTGGGAGAGGATGTGTACGAAATACATTTTCAATTCCGATTACTTTCATGGCGCAATAAATTTCTTATAACTTGCTAGGAAGTATTTATTGTTCCTGTCTCTTCCTTTAAGTGTATAGAACACACTTGAGTTTCTGTGCTTACCAATAGTCATCCAAGTTTGTGGCAATATTCTAAAATTGTGCTTGTCATTTAATGTAGGTAATACACGCTGATCGTGTCCAACTTCCCATTTTTCAACTGGAGTTTTTAACAATGCATTTGCATAATCTTTTTTAAAACTGCCTGTTCCATAACTTAGTAATCCACACAGCCATCCTCCATGTTTTTGATGTGTTAAAACATTAACATCGGAACATATAGATTGGTATTCGTCTTGATCTACTGGTCGTGTACAAATTGTATCAGCATCTGTTGTTATAACTAAGTCTTCATCTTTAAACTTATTTGCTACAGCAAGAAAACGTGATGCTTGTAAATATCCTAATCGATTTGATTCGCTTGTAAATTCTATTTCTTCTGTTGTATAATCAACATATGTTAATCCTTTTTTTCTAGTTTGTGGATTAACTATATGACAATGCAGTTTAAGCCAAGGATTAGTAAAACAAATACTTCTTAGTAATTCGTGTCCCCAGTCGTCATAATATGCTTGGTCACATGCTATTAAAAAATGCATTATTTTTCCTTATCTGCTAACTCGCCGTTGCGAGTATAACTGTGCAAAGACTTTTGTCTATGTGGTATCCAGAATCTTTTGTTTATTCTAAAATAACTAGTATAAGACCTATATAGTCCAAGAACAATATTATTTAACGCAATATCAGCAGGTAGTGCGCCAACCTGATTTGTATAGTCTACAATTTTTCTGGCGCCGTTAGGTTGTATTATATATGCATGTGCTCCTGGTATATGACATTGATTTGTTGTCACCATCGACATAGGCATGCCAGGACTTCCATGTTTGATATATCCCGGAACAGTCGGCCAAGTAAGATGATCTTCGTAATCTTCTTTTAACCGACTATATGCATCTAAGTTTAATACATCATAATGCTGGTTAATATATAAATTTTTAGGAATTTCACGCAAACATACCGCATCGTGTTCTAAGATAAGAAGAGGTTTACGTGTTTCAATTACACGTTTCCACAAAAGATAATGACTTAAAAAGCAACCTTTTATTCCGGTATTTTGACGACTTTTCTTTGTGCCTTTGCGGAATTTTAGTTTATGATTTTTCCACTCACGATTAACTATTTCTTTTCCATATATTGCTGGAAATATATCTGCTGAGTAATTAAATTTTTTAAGTGATTGTAAACAGTCTCTCGAAAGCTCTTCAGAAACAGTATTGCCTTTCATTGTAATAATGGCAATATCTATCAAAGAGTTGCGTCCTCCATGCCTGCTACTCTTAGTTTAACTACGTTTGTAATTTGCCATTGTTTCTGATCAAGTGCTTTTAGTACACCTAACCATTTGTTACGCATCAGTGCAAATTCATTAATAATTTTTTCGTAGTCAACAACGTCTGCCTCGCCGTCGACGTATTTTTCAACGTCACGGCTTGACAGAGCTCGTTGATAGTTTTCAAGATATTTTTTGAAGAATGAACTACGCAATCTACGTAGTTCAATATTCAAATAATTCAGAATGGCTTCAATTTCTTGAAGTTGATTAAAACGATGTTCGACAATACCTGGCATAGCAGCCGCTGATTTTTCAACGTTGCCTGTAAGTTTACACTCTGATCTTGCTTGTGTTAACTCATTTTCAAAGTACTGTATTGCGTCAGGTATTTTGCTAACGTCACGCGATATCTCGCTATACCATCCCATTATTCATCCCATTCTTCATCATAATCAACATCGTCGCCATCTTCATCAAGGTAGTAGTATATTGCACCATCTAAGTATGAGCAATGTCCTAATACGTCTTTTAGTGTTTCGTCTGATACACCGTAGTCGGCCATTAAATCTACAAACTTTTCTGCTACAATATCGATTTGTTTTTTATCTACATATTCCTTAAAAAGATTCCAAACATCGGCAATGTTTTCTTCATTCATTAGTTACAGGTTCCTCGTTAAGATCATCTACTACAACTTCTTCTTCGGTTGTATTGTCGATATTTACCATAGATGCTTCTTTTTCGAGATAATCTGACATAACTTTATCAAGGATTTCACCTGTCCAATTTTTACGATATTCAAGTAGTTCTTCACCGTCCATTGTAACATACTTCAAACGGTTACCGCTCTTTTCAATAACGCCTTTTGCTTCAAACAATTCAAGCAAGCCGCTATATGGATTCATACCTGTTTCGTACGGAATCTTAACTTGTACACCTTCGAATGGTTTAGCATAACGTGTTTTCATAACCTTACAAGCGGCACGAATACCACGTACTTCACTAATCTTGTTACCATCTTCATCTTCTTTTAGTTTTAGTTTTTTCATTGCTACAACAATTGAAGATGCATAGATAAATCCTTGACCACCTGAAATCTTATCGTCTGGGTCAAACATATCTTGCGATGCGTAAGTGTGGTTAGTTGCTACAAGTCCTACATTGTGACTACCAAACATATTAACAGTGTTACGAACAAGTGCAGTCAATGCCTTAGGCTTACGACCCATATCACCTTTCATATCACCCTTGTTAAACTGGTCTACGTCTGTAGGTGTTAACAACATACCTAGTGAGTCAACTACAAACAATACCTTAGGACGATCTTCTTCGTTCATTGCTTTGTAGTCTGCCATAAACGTACTAATAGTCTTAGCAACATCATCAATCATTGACATGTTAAGTTTTAGTAGTTTATCCTCTGATGTATCTACATTCAGTGCTTGTAGCCATGCTTCATCAAGTGCGTTCTCTGAGTCAATAAGAACTACAAAGATACCTTGATCTTGTGCATGTTTTACAATATTACCTGAACAAATGTATGACTTGCCTGCGCCACTTTCGCCTGCAAAAACACTTACTTTGCCTAGTGGAATACCTTTGTTCCAATCACCTGAAATAAGATAGTTGAGTGCATAGTTTCCTGTGCTAATCCAATCAGTAGGATCGTTAAATCCTGCACTCATACCTGAAATAGATTTTGTTAGTGCGGTCCGAAATTTAGTCGGATCGAATGCCTTTATTGCCATAATAACTCCTATCTAAAAAGCGTAAGTAACCCCCCGGTATTGAGCTGCCTATGGCAAGCCTGGGGGGTGTTGTTAATTACTGTCCTTGACGTGCGCGGATCATTGCAAGAATGTCTTGTGCGCCGCTACCTTCTGCAGGAGCCGCTTCAGCCGCTGGTGCTGGTGCCGCTTCAGCCGCTGGTGCTGGTGCCGCTTCTGCTACTGGAGCAGGTGCCGCTGCTGGTGCTGGAGCAGGTGTAGTAGCCGCTGGTGCTACTGGATCGCCTGTACGTGCAGCCATACCGGATGGACGGAAGTACTGACTCCAACGATCTGGATCATATGCTTCACCATCTACTGACGCTTCAAACATTTCCTGCATTACTTTGATTGCAGTTTCGTCTGGCTTTTTAGGAAGGAAGTCTGACAGATTAAACAATCCGTGTGTATTGATTGCAGCCATTTCGCCATCGCTCAATGGACGCTCTCTACGTGCCCAATTACTTGTGCCATAGTCTGCGTAACCGCCTTTTGAAGTTTTGTTAAGACGGAAATCAACACCAGCAGTATAATCTGTTGGCAATTCTTCCATATCTGGATCCATTAATGCTTGCTTAATGGTTTGGAAGATTTGAGGACCAATAATAAATCTACGGATTGGATTTTCCGGAGTTGAGTCCTCGTGTAGCG